GATTTTAGTGGTTGAGTATTTTATTGCAAGGATTATTTTCTCAAAATGTCGCGGATATTATAGCACAAATGAAAAAGTATAAAGTTGACAAAGGCGCAAACACGATTGCCATTCCGTTCTGCGGCGTGTGCGCGATAGATGAATTTTTGTCCATTGTCGTGAAGGGCGAGGAGGATTTTATTTTTCATGGCAGTTTTTATTTTAGCGATTTTTCAACCGAATGAAAATGTCCTTGTTTTCCTGCATGAGTTCTCCGAGAAGCATAGTGCAGTAGTCAGCCCATTGCTGGCAACCCCATTCGTTGTTCTGATACTTGCGGAAGTTCTCCGCGTATTCTTCTGCGCGTTCCGCTGTCACATTCAGGGTGATGTTCTCTTTCATGGTTTTAAGGTATGCGATTCAGTCTAAAATGTCCAGATATTTTTTTAATTTTTATTCGGCGCCGTAAGCAATCGGCGTGCCAGGCCATAGTTTCACGCGTTCAGAATCCATGCCAACTTTTCTGCATAAGTAGCTGATTTCCAATGACTTGCAGGCCCGACGGGCCCGTAAGTCGCTGATATTCAACCACTTACGGATTTTTTACAGCCCGTTTTTGCCTACATAGTCAGCGAAGGCAAAGAACAGATGCAACATTGCCAAGGTAAAGGTAATCAAGAAGATAGGGTAGAAAAGTTTTTCGATGAGGCTCATATTATTATTTTTTATAGGTGATGTAATCGCTTATTGCGAAAAGGGTTAGCATTAACAAGGCAAAGATTAGTGTTGGTATCATATTATTAGTCGCTCCAGCAATCATAAGAGCCATTGAATATCCAAGAACCATCCTCTTGCTTGATCCCATCTTGGCAAGTAAGAGATTGACCGCCAATGCCATATAAACCACAGATAGAGGCAAGAAGCTCTTTGTTGCTTTGTGCAAGGCGCGCTTTTGTATCAGCGTTGCCGAAGTAGTCACGCCCAAAGGTAGGGAATAGATTAGTAGATGCGTGAATCTGGAATGTGCCATAGTCACGGGTTCCTGTGCTGTTGCGGTAGTGAGTAGAGGCAACCTTGATGAAATGTCGAGCGTTGTTCACGGCGTCGAGTGTGGCAGTTGTATTGTTCATGATTTTTATTTTATATCAGTTGTTGTCTTTTGTTTCAAGGTGAATTTTTAGTAAAACAGCGATCGCGAGAAACCAGATGAAGAAAACTCCGAAGGCGATTTTGTCAGTCATGTCCATGAATTGAATGTATCAGAGGAATGATTTTAGACAAGGAATTTTTTTGAATTTAATTGATTTTTTTTCGAGGCTTTAGCAGGTGTCGTGCCAGGCCTCTATTTTAGACATTCAGAATGCGTGCCAAGTTGTAAATCGTTGCATATCAAGCACTTAGGGGCCTGTCGGGCCCGTAAGTCGTTGATTTTCAGCAACTTACGGCTTGTTTTACTTTTCTATTCCACAAGCCTCGCGGAAACGCTTGGCGTCGAATAGGTTATTGTCGTTTTTGAAGGTGGCGCACAAGTCTGTCACTATGTTTTCGACGACCCTAAGCTCTTTTGTAGTAGTGGCTTGCGCGTATTGTAATTTGATTGCTTCGGCGATTGCGATGAAGTGTTTTTTAGACATATTTTTGTATTTGGTTGAGGTTGAGTAAATTAGGCGACAACTTCGAGGTTGTCGATGTAGGAGAAGTCGAAGCGTTTGATTTGAAGGCGTCCATCCTCCTGCTCTTCAGCCCCTTGCAGGTATTCGCGAGCCTCCTTGTCTTTGCGGTTGAGAGCAACAAAGCGGTGTTGGGTGTTGGACTTGCCCCATGAGCTACCGCCACGGAGAAGGGGGAGGATAACCTCACGCCCCATGCGGATGATGCGCTGGGTGACTTCCACACCTCCCGCCTTGAGAGGCTTTGCGTAGGTGAACCGCACGAGAGCGGTGGAGGCTGGGATTTCGTTGTTGGTGAGGTTGGTGTTGTTCGTTGTCATGTTTTTAAGATACCACAGATCAGACAGAGAGCAAGGGATATTTTTATTTTTTTTGAATTTTTTTTCGAGGGCTGTAAGCAATCGGCATGCCAGGCCCTGTTGTAGCAGGATGCGTGCCAGGCCCTTGCCTAGCAGGATTCGTGCCAAGCGTAAGTCGTTGCATAGTAAGCACTTACGGGCCCGCCGGGCCCCTAAGTAGTTGATGCTCAAGGGTTTGCAGTGTTAGTTAGATAGCGGGCTTGCCGTTAGCTAACCAGTGGTAGTATAGTGATAGGAAACCCCTCTGCATCTGCAGTTTACGACGCAATTCCTCTTGTTCGCTTATTTGTTTTTTTGTTTTCCTGCTATGTGTGCGTTTATTCATAAGTTATTGAGGGCTAATTATTTAGCCCAGATAAATGGTTGATGATAGAGAGCCAAGCTATTACGCATGACACGCAGAGCCTCGATCTTCTCGCGGATCTCTTTCCGAAACACCCTGCGGTGAGGATACATCTGGCGCAGGGTCATGCAGAGAGTGACGCGGATAGTGGACAGCACTTCTTGGCTGATTTCGTTTAGGTTGTTTTCGTTTTGCATGGTCTTAATGTATAAAATTATTTCCCGAATGACAAGGGATTTTTTGAATAAAAATGAATTTTTATTTTCAGGCAATCGAAAGATTTCCCTTGACACCCCCCCCAATTTTTCGAAATTCATATAGGCACGGGCCCAAAAAGCGCATGGGGGTCTTAAAATTCAGTCTCCCCCATTAAAAACCTAATTATTTATTTTATTTCAATTTAATTAAATAAAAAACAATCTATCTAATCTTTGTTAATGTAATATCTTATATAATCTTATTATGATTGACCTATTCTTTTTTATTCTTTTCTTTATGTTTCTTGTTATTATTTTTTATTCGTAGAATACGTAGGGGCGTGGGGTACCCCCCCCTATTTTTCAAAAAATTAGAAATAATAGGAGTGGTTTTTCGTTTCGAGCCGTTTCGGCCTGGGCCGTTATTTTCCAGCATGCGCATTTTGGTGTATAAACTTAAATGATATCAGAAAAGGAAAAAAAGTTTTTGAATGAATTATTTGATTCATTAGATGAAGATATAGTTTGTTTTGACATAGGCGCAAATAAAGGGTTTTATACTAAGGCTTTATTAACAAATAGAAGAGATAAAATTAATAAAGTTTATTGTTTTGAGCCTGTTGAAACTAACCTTAATAAGTGCATCGAACTTTTCTCTGGTGATGAGAAAGTAGATATGCACCAAAAAGGATGTTTTAACGAAAATAAAAAAAGTAAATTTTATAAAATAATTTCAGACAACTTAGACGCCGAAGGTTTGTCGAGTTTAAATCGAAGAGGCGTATTCGGAGCTTTCACGTGTGAAGAAATAGAAATCGATTTAATAGTTCTCGAAGATTTTTTAACGATTCCTAGCAATAAACAGATTTACGCTAAAATTGATGTTGAAGGTTTTGAGTTGGAAGTTATGATGGGCATGGATAAATTTTTCAGATCAAACCAAATACATTCGATACAGTTTGAATATGGTAATTGCATTCTCGAAAGAGGAAAAAACTTAAACGATATAGTTTCATTAATCAATCAATATCCATTGTACAAAGTTTGCGATTATAATGAAAACTTGAATGAATTTATTGCCATTGACGATACAAATATTGTTGAATATATATATCAACCTTGGTCAAACCTTTATATAGTAAAAATTTAATTTTATAAAACTAAAGCTAAATCTGATTTAGTGTATATATTTACTATGAATAAACTTAATGAGGTGGCGAAGCTAGGGTAGTTGGTTGCTTTGACCAGTTTAATTGATTGAATTTATATTCTGTGCGATTGTTATTACAATTACAATTAATTATTGGATCAAACTTATTAAGTAGTTTGCTTTCTTCGTCGTCATTAATATTTTAGTTTTCAATAATTTCCAATATTATATTACATATATGTCTAAAAATAAAAAGCCGCGCGCGAATGTAACTGCAGTTTGTAATGAAACAGCCCAAGTCAATGGATCTTCAGAAGAAAAGAAAGATTCTTCTCTTCATGTAACGCAAAGACCAAAGATAAGTTTTACTTTAGGAATTAAGGAGCGTACAGATCTAACCGAAAAACAAAAAAGTATTCTCGAAATTGCTGCGAATAAAAATACTAAGTGCGTTTTTATTGACGGCTTATACGGATCTTCGAAATCTTACTTGGCAGTCTTATCTTCTCTTAAATTATTAAACGCGAAAAGAGTCGACGAGATAATTTTTATTAGAAATCCTGTTGAATCGTCTACGACCGGAAAAATTGGCTTCATTCCAGGAACTAGTGAAGAAAAAATGGCTCCATATAATGCTATTTTATTTGACAAACTAGAAGAAATGTTATCTGAGTCTGATATTGCTAGATTAAAGAAAGATAATCGAATTAGTTGTCATCCAGTTGGGTTTGTAAGAGGTCGTTCTTGGAACTGTAAGGCTGTTATCGTTGACGAAGCATCATCGATGACGTGGGATGACCTATTTCTTATTCTAACAAGATGTGGCGAATTTACTAGAATCTTTTTTATCGGTGATTCTGTTAACCAAAATGATATTGGTGCTAAATCTGGATTTAGAAAGATGTTTAATTTATTTAACGATCAAGAAAGCAAAGATTTTGGCATTCATTGCTTTGAGCTTAGGGAGTATTCAGATATTGTAAGGTCTGGATTGCTAAGATTTGTAATGGAAAAAGCTGGATTGATTAAAAAACCTAAATTATTGAGCGAATAAATATCTTAACTTTAGTGGAATATTTTTATAGCTTGCGTATTGTTTTTGATCCATTAGCTTAGATACATTTAGATTTTTCCAGTCAACGGTTTTACCTGTTTTTTTGTTTGTTAAACTTGGCCACTCGCCATGCTCAGACCAATATAAATATTTATACAAAATAATATTTGCTTTAGATCGATATTCTTTTTTATTTACTGGCAGCTTATATTTATCCATGATTTTTAGCGCAGATTTATCGCAATCGAGTTCCATTTTTATAATGCAGCTGGATATTTTTTTTCTTAATCTTTTATCTAGTTTTTTTCCATCTTTATGAAAGACTATCTCTAAATCTTCTATATTATCAAATATAGCATCTTGAAAATTTATCCAAAACTTATTGCCGCTTATGCATTGTAAAAAATGAGCGTATTCATGAGCCAAAACACCTATCCAATACGATGAATTTGGATCTATGAAACATCTAATAATCATATCTGATTCCAAAAACTCACCATCAAAACGTCTCGTATTGCTTAATCCAAATTTGAAAATTAATTCACCATTATATTCAGCCAAATGAGATCTAATTTTTTCTATAAAATTTTGTATTTTATATTTTTTTGATATTTGGTCAATTCTCATATATTATTATATATATTAATACATTTTAATGTAGCCTGTTAGAATAATAAATTAAATTCAATACTAAATATGAAATTATACTGTAATAAATGCTACGCCAAAACAGAATACAAATTTTCTAAGCCTAAGTTCTGTCCTGAATGTGGCGAAAAAATTTCTTCTTCTATTGGCGCCACCTCTATTAGTCCTTCACTTATTAAACCCCAAGAGTTCAAAAAGGAAAATATTACAGTTAGCAGAAGCGAATCTGTATTAGACAATGAAAACGAAGATATCGAACAGGAAGACCAAGATTTGGAAGAAGACTACTTACGTACTCAAAAATATATAGAAAGCTTTAAAAGAAATAGAAAAAGATCCGGAGTTACTGTAGAGAAATCAAATTTTGGCGGAGGAATTTCTTTTGGAGAATTAATGGAAAAAGCATCTAGTGAGCCAAATGCTTCAAAAGATTTTCAAGGCTTTAATACAATAGAAAATAGAAAAACTAAAGAGCAAATATTAGAAGAATTAAGATCTGAATCATCTAGCAAAGCAAGAGTAATAGATATAGACTAATATGCTGGATGAAAGTAAATTTAGCGACAATAAACCAGAGTTTTCTGACTGCATCTATATTATAGATGCCGAACTTCAAAAGAGAAAATCAAGATGGAGACTGAATTCAATAGCTTGGATGGATTATGATGACGTTTGTCAGAAAATAAGATTGCATATATTTAATAAATGGGATCAATGGGATAACAAAAGGGCTCTTAGACCATGGATTAATACAATTATTACTAATCAAATGACAAATTTGGTAAGAAATAATTATTCTTCTTTCTCCAAACCCTGTCTGCAATGTAAATACAATCAAGGCGGTAACTTGTGTGCTCTTTACGGATTGCAATCTTCGGACTGCCAAGACTATTCCAAGTGGGAGCTAGGTAAAAAAGATGCATATTTAGTAAAAATGCCTGTTAGTTTAGATGCATATAGTCAAAACGACTCTTCAAAAGAACAGAAGCAGCAAGTTATTGACATTAAGGATAGTTATTCTTTTATAGATTATGATTCTAAAACCGCTATTTTTCATGAAGCCATGAAGGGCAAACTGTCGGCAATAGATTGGAGAGTTTATAGCTTATTATATGTTGAAAATTTAGATGAAATAGAAGCTGCAAAAGTAATGGGCTATAAAACTAGCGAAAAAAATAGATCACCTGGCTATAAGCAAATAAAGAAGATTAAAAATAAAATTTATAAAATAGCTAAACAAATATTATTGGAATCTTAATGAATTCAGAAGAAGAAAAAATTATCCTTTCTAAAGAACAGGAAGATTTGATTAGGGCTGCGTTCGCAGATGGAGCAACTCCTAACCTTTCTGAATTGACTCAGAAGGTTTTTAATAATTCCCTAATAGATGGAAGAAGTAAAGAGGGTAGGGCTATAAAAGAATATATATCTGAATTTCAGATTGGTAAAGTAAAAGTCAATGTTATAAAAAAAATGGAACCCTACGCTCTTTCTGAAGAACAAAAGGAGAGAATTAGGCAGGAATATAAAAAAGATGGATTTACTACTCTTATTTTTACAAGAAATTTATTGAATGATCAAACAATTAGCGCGCTTCATTTGGAACACCGAGCTGTTAATGAATATGTTAAGTATTTACAAGATCAAGATGATAAAAAAAGCTTAAGAGTTAGTGACTCTGGAGAGTTTGAAACAATAAATTACGAGCCGTCTTCGAATTTTAAGAGAAGTGAGGTTCCTTCTGAACAATATAGACCTCCCGCTACAATGGTACAGGTTATTGCTAGGATAAATAAGTATTTAAATTACGGATGGAAAGAAGAAAATTTAAAACGCGCGCAAATAAAATGCGTAGAATCCTTGCTTTCATATCTTAAGATATTTAGATTTCTTTACCAGATAAATAACTACTCAAGACAAGAAGATAGAGAGCTGTTTGAAGACGCTTTTATAAGATATACTCATGACAAAGATGATTTAACGCAGGAAGAGATAGATCAATTTATTACTTTATCAAATGAAGTTGTTATTGCAGCAGATATTCAGAGAAGAATAGAGTATTTAAGAATGTCGCTCGACGACATGGCTTCTGAATCTGATGGTAGAAAAATAAGCATGAGCCTGAATGAAGCTATTAATAATGCTCAGACTGAATATAATCAATGCATATCTAGACAAGATAAGCTATACAAAAGTTTAACAGTTAATCGCTCAAAAAGAATAGAAGAAAAAAGAAATGAGAACGCTTCGATTTTAAATTTAGTTTATGCTTGGAAGCAAGAAGAAAATAGGGAAAGAATGATTGCTTTAGCTGAAAGGCAAAGAGAAGCATTAAAAGAAGAGGTAGAAAAGCTATCGTCGGTTGATGAATTTAAGGCGATCATTAGAGGAATTGATCCAAAAGAAATTTTCAATACATAATTTATATGAAATTTTCTTGTAAAGAGTCTGGATGTTCGTATTCCTGTTCCGATAAGGATAAGTTTATAAAACATGTAAAAGTTGATCATGATTTAAAAATAGATCAATACTTAAAATGGAATTTAAATAAGAGAGATTTTCTTACTAAGGAGCCGATCGAATTCAAAAGTTTTGAACAATATTTATTAACAGATTTTGTTAATAAAAAAAACATGCTATCTTGGCTTAAACTTGAAAAAAACGGATTAGCAAAAAATTTCTTATTGAATAAAATTATAGATCATTCAAAATTAAAAAGTGTATGCTACTTTCCTTCATCTTCCGAGATGAGAACCGTGTCTTATTTTCCATCTATTAAGACATATGAATTTTTTTTTCCTGATCTGGATAATTTTATTAAATCTACTGGTTTAAAAAAGCGTTATTCGTACAATAAAAATGAATTAAATTTCAATTTTATTTATCAAAAAAACATAACGGTAGATACAAGGGAGCAGAAGCCTATTAAGCTAAAAAATTATGAAATAATTAACGAAAAACTTGAATTTGGAGATTATTCTTGCGACAAGCTGTTAGCCGTTGAGAGAAAATCATTAAATGATTTGGTTTCTACGTTGTCATCTGGTTTTGATAGATTTAATAGAGAAGTAGAAAGAGCTAGAGAAGCTAATGGGTATATTGTAGTAGTTACAGAATGTGATATTAATAAATTTTTATCATTTTCTTATTCTAGAACTGGTAGATTTGCAAAAGCTTCTACGGATTTCATATTTCACAGATTCAGAGAGGTATGCAAAAACTTTCCGGAAAATATTCAGTTCTGTTTTTCTGGAGGAAGAAAAGAGTCTTCTGAGCTTATACCAAAAATACTAGCTTTGAATGTAGCTCAAGCTAAAACTTTTGATTTTCAATATTTAATAGAGCATAATCTTATCTAAATATGTGGGAAGTAGGAAATCAAGATATAATTATTCCCGATAGGCACTTCAATGAAGAGCTAAAGGAGATGCGTGGCGAAATGGATGACGCCACCGCAAGAATAACGCTGGCAAAATTTTTAAAATCTAATATAGGATTAACTACTGAATTATTTTTAGGAATTAAGCTAGAAAAATATCAAGAACTTAATATTAAAGCCATGTTTAATAGAAACTTTTCTATGTTGACATGGGGAAGAGGAGCTTCAAAAAGTTTTTGCGCTGCGGTATTTTGTATTCTGCAATGTATTTTTGAGCCAGGAACTAAAATACTTATTGCTTCTGCTAACTTTAGAACGTCTCGTAGGCTGTTTATGGAAATAGACAAGATGCTTAATGCTAAGGACGCAGGATTAGCAAAGCAATGCTTTAAAGATCCAGTAAAAAGAAACGACGAATACGTTTATCCTGTTGAGTTGCCTCACGGAGGTTCTATAACTGCTATTCCATTAGGTGGAGAAAATACTAGAGGTTACCGCGCTTCTGTTTTAATTATTGATGAGTTTCTATTAATGCCTAAAGATATCGTAGAAAGAGTATTAATGCCATTTATGAGTTCTCCTCTAGATGTTGCTGAAAGAATTAGAGTTAGAGAAGTTGAAGATCAAATGATTCGCGCTGGAAGAATGCAGGAAAAAGACAGAACTGTATTTAAAAACGTCAACAAGATGATAACTCTAAGTTCGGCGAGTTATACTTTTGAATACTTGTTCGAACTTTACTCTATTTGGTCTGATATTATTAGAGATCCAAATTTACTTAATGATTCTGAAAAAGTGGGAGAAGATAGAATGGAAGCTATGAAAAATTCTACTTATTTTGTATCTCAAATGAGTTATGAATCGCTTCCAGAGCATATGATAGACCAAGGCGTTATTCAATTAGCTAAAAGCGGAGGAATAAGTCACTCGGCGTTTCTTAGAGAATACTGTGCCCGATTCGTTGACGGAGGCGATGGGTATTTTTCTCCTAAAAAAATGACACTTTGCACGGTTCCAAATGGTCAATATCCAACTACTAAAATAGCAGGAGATAAAGATAAGAAATATGTTTTAGCTATCGATCCAAGTTTTAGTGCTTCTAAAAGCTCTGACTATTTTGCAATGGCTGTAATGGAATTAAATGAGGAAGATGGCACTTCTGTTTATGTTCATGGCTATCAGAAGGCTGGCGCAAGTGTTCAAGATCATATTAAATACTTTTATTATTTATTAACGCATTTTAATATTAGATTAGTTATTATTGATAACGCGGGTGGCGATCAATTTATTGAAGCAGCTAATGGATCGGCTATTTTTAAAGCCAAGGGAATGAAAGTGGGTTTTTTTGAATTTAACTCTGATAAAGAGGGCGAGGAATATCTTGAAATGCTTAAAGAAGCCAAATCTCAATATAATTTTGATACAGGAACTATTTGTATTAAACAGTATTTTACTTCTTCGTTTATAGGAAGAGCTAATAGTTATCTTCAAAGCTGTATTGATCACAAAAGAGTTTGGTTTGCTAGCGCTTCATGTGCTCATCCAGATATTGTTAATCAAATGTTTTCATTAAATATACCAATAGATTATATTTATCCAAAAGGCATAGATGACGCACCAGAAGACGCCGTGGAGAGAGCTAAGCTTGGAGTTAGAGACTTCATGGAGCAACAAGACTTTATAATTAAAGATACGAAAGATCAATGTGCTTTAATTCAGGTCTCTTCTACGGCTCGCGGTACCCAAAGCTTTGACTTACCTGCTCACTTAAGAAGATTGACTACGGCTAATAAACCAAGAAAAGATAATTATTCTGCGTTAATGCTTGGTAATTGGGCTGTTAAGGTTTATTTTGATTTAAACTCTGAAAAAGCCGAAAAGCCTAAATACAATTTTACACCCTTTTTTCTATAAAATGTGTAGAATTATACAATAATATAATTATTAATTATTTTATTGGTTTAAAAGAATAACATTATAATGCCTAAGTCTAAAACAGAAAAAGATTCATCTTTCGCATCAGCCTCAACTCAGAAGATTTCTAATAAGAGTAGAAAAATAGAAATTCCAGAGGCGGTTATGGCTTCATTAGATGATAATTTAAGTATTTCTCTTGCTTCTACTTGTGAAAGAACAGGAGAAACGTCTATGAGAAGAAACATTTCTTCTTCGATTACTAAAATCGATAGATTTGCAAATCTAGAAAAGGGCGTTGTTCCATTTGTTTACGGAACGGGAAAGGGGAATTATGATTCTAATATTTCGGCTAAGGATGCAATTGTTTTATGCCAGAAAGCGTACTGGAATGTGCCAATCTTTAGAAATACTATAGATTTAATGACTGAATTCAGTCTTTCTGAGATTTATTTAACTGGCGGTAATGAGCAAAGTAGAAAATTTTTTGATCTTTGGCTTCAGAAAATAAACTCTTGGGATTTACAGGATCAATTTTATAGGGAGTTTTATCGTAGTGGTAATATATTTATATATAAGTTTAGAGCAGACTTTGGCAGGGAAAATATGATGAAAATTCAAGAAGCTTTTGGCGCAAAAGCTGCTAAAAATGAAAATTTATCAGATTCTGCAATTCCAGTTAAATATATAATTTTAAATCCAGCTGATATAAATATAGTAACATCGTCTTCTTTCTTAGATAATGTTTATGTTAAAATTTTAAATGATTATGAACTTCAAAATTTGATAAATCCTAAAACTGAATCGGATAGAAAAATTGCAGAAAAAATACCAGAAATAAAAAGCATTCTAGATAAAAAAGCTACATCCCAAAAAATGGGAATTCCGTCTGGTCTTAATAATATAGGGTTAGAATTAGATAAAGATAGGCTTGTCGCTGTGTTTTATAAGAAGCAAAATTATGAGCCGCTTTCTGTTCCTATGGGTTTTGCTGTTTTAGAGGATATTAATTCAAAATTGGAACTTAAAAAGATTGATCAAGCAATTGCTAGATCGGTTCAACAAGCTGTGCTTATGATTACTATGGGCGACGAAAAAGTTGGTATGCCAAGCGCTCAAAATCTAGCTTCGATGAGAAAGTTGTTCGAAAATCAAAGCGTCGGTAAGGTTTTAGTTGCAGATTATACTACTAATGCTAAATTTGTTATACCCGACATTGGTAATTTGTTAGATCCTAAAAAATATGAAATACTAGATAACGATATTAGGATGGGTTTAAATAGTATCTTATTTGGCGAAGAAAAGTTCTCGAATACGTCAATTAAAGTTAAAGTATTTTTTGCTAGATTAAAATATGGTCGAGAAAAGTTTTTAAAAGACTTTTTGATTCCTGAAATGAAAGAAGTTGGAAAAGCTCTTGGGTTTAAACAAATTCCTAAGCCTAAACTAGAAGATGTTGATTTTGAAGATAATGTTCTTATGAGTAGAGTTTACTCTAGGCTGATAGAGCTTGGCGTATTGACTCCAGAAGAAGGTTTTGATGTTTTCCAAAGCGGAAGACTTCCAACATCTGAAGAAAGTATAGAATCTCAAAAAAGATATAAAGATTTAAAAGATAAGGGTTACTATAAGCCATTAATAGGAGGAGTAAAAGAAGGAGACGCTCCTGCTGGAACGGGTGGAAGTAAAAATCCAGCCGGAGATACGGGGCGCCCATCTGGAACGAAAAATATTAAACAGTCTTCTCCTAGAAAAGTTTCGGCTTCTTCAAATACAGAATTTAGTTGCAATAAAATGAAATCTGTTATGGCTTCCTTGACAGATTTAGAGAAAAAAATAGAATCTTCATTAAAAAAGAAATTTAAATTAAAAAAATTAAATGAAGAGCAGCTTAATATCGTCTCTGAGATAGCTATTATAGTTGCTCAAAATGAAAAGATAGAAAATTGGCAATCTATTTTTGAAAAATACATAGAAAACCCAGCAAATAGCAATCAAGATATATATAATCAGATTGATGAATTAGCAGTACTTCACTCTTTAGATAATAGATCAGCTTCAATTCTTTTCCATAGTAAAAGATAAATCCTATATTTGTATAAATATAACGTGTATAATTATTATTAGTTATTTTATATAGGAAAAAAATTGAATTTATGTCTAATAATACGAATGGGCTTGATATTCCAATTGGCTTTAGAAGGCTTAATTCTTTTCCATTAGACTCTTCTTCTGTTTTTCAGACATTAAGCGGTTTACAGGATTATGCGTTAAATAATCCAACTGCTTATTCTGGTCAGCTCTGCTCTGTAACAGAAAATGAAAAGGTTTATGTCATAAAAAATGACAAAACAGTTAGAGAGGTTACATTTGGATACGCTACTTCTGGGGATCTTTCTGGCTATTATTCGATAAGTAATCCTAGTGGTTTTGTTAATTTAGAACAAGTTTCAGGAGTAGTTAAAGAATCAAGTAAAAAAATATCTTTGGGGCTTCAAACTGGTATTTCTAGGCTAGATATTTCTTTTCCGGTTCAGTTCAGTCTTGTTCCTTCTATTTTCTGTAACGTAGATGGAGGAGATGATATTATTTATCAAACTTTAGTTAAAAATAAAACAGTTTCGGGTTGTAGTATTTTTTTTTCCGACACTATTCAAGAAGAAAATTGTTATTTAAATATTTTTATATCAAACAATAGCTTTTAATAAAAAAAAGTGTAGTCATAGTCATGAACCAATTTTTTATCCAAACTAAATTATTATTAAGCGGTCAATGTGGGCCCTTTACTGGTGAAGCAGTCAATATGGCTAGATCAAGAGATGCAGTTTTCACCGCTTATACAAACGTTCAGGGAGGATCGGTTTCTCTTCAATACGAAAGTCCATTTTTTGAAAATGACTGGGTTGATTTTTATTCTTTTGACGCAATGAAATCCGGTTATGCTGCTCCAGCTTATTTAACAACTCCAGTAACACGCGTTAGAGCAATCGCAAGCGGCGTGGGAAATTTTTGGTGTGGATTTACAGCTCAAAATTAAAAAATGATTAAAGATATATCAATCAATAAGATCGAAAAGCAAGCTTTCGAAGGAGATATTACTCGTTTTGAAATAGCTGATCCAAGTACTTTTAATCAAAATACGGCTGATCCAGCTACGCTTTATTTGTTTACAGGAGGAGCTTCTGGTCCTGGAAATTATATAACAGCAGACCAAACTGGACTTTTTTATCCCGCTTCTAATCCTAGCGGCTTTATAAGTACGGTTGTTGGGTCTTTTTATCCTATGAATTCTAACCCAAGCGGGTATATTCGTAGTAATCAAACTGGCGCATTTTACGCCGCTTCGAATCCAAGCGGTTTTATTACTAGTTCTGCTTTGACTTCGTATGTTCAGAATTCGCAAACTGGCGCGTTTTATCCAGTTTCTAATCCAAGTGGATACGTTCGTAATACGCAAACCGGAGCTTTTTACGCATCTTCAAATCCAAGCGGCTTTATTACTGGCGTAAATCTTTCGAACTACGTCACTAATTCGCAGACTGGAAACTTTGTAACGACTTCACAAACTGGCGCATTTTATCCCGCTTCGAATCCAAGCGGTTTTGTAACAAGCGCTAGTTTGAATCTTTCAAATTACGTAGCTACTTCGCAAACTGGACAGTTTTACGCATCTTCAAATCCAAGCGGCTTTATTACTGGTATATCTAATTTAGTTTATACAACTGGAGCACAATCAATCAATGGAAGTAAGGACTTTTTATTAAGACCTACAGTTAATGGAAGTGGAATATTATTAAATGGAGAAGTCCAAAATAATACAATTATTAGCGGCGTTGTTTATTCTGCTCAAATTAATGTTAAAAATGGTGAAGGTTCTACAATCTACAAAGGGCAGCCAGTTTATATAAAGGGCGCGGATGGCACAAATATCGTAGTCGGCTTGGCTTCAAATACTAGCGAAGGCACTTCATCTAAAACGCTTGGATTTATTGTACAAGATAGCTTATTAAATAATGCTTCTGGAACAGTTATCACTGATGGGTTATTGCAAAATTTTAATACAAGCGCTGCTGTGGCTGGAGATCCTATTTGGCTGGGTCCAACTGGATCATTAATATATGGATTAGCTAATAAGCCATACGCCCCAAATCACTTAGTTTATCTTGGTGTTGTGACAAGAGCGCAAAATAATGGTGAAATTTTTGTAAAAGTACAGAATGGATTTGAATTAGATGAATTACATGATGTTGCAGTTACCGGATCTCTAAATGGTCAATTTTTATATAAAAATAATAATTTATGGTCTGGAAAATCTTTGCAGATTTCAGATGTAAGTAATTTACAGGCATCCTTAGATTCGAAGCAAACAACTGGGAGCTATTATCTTGCCTCCAATCCGAGCGGTTTCATAACTGGCGTGAATCTTTCGAACTACGTGACCAATTCCCAGACTGGAAACTTTGTTACTAGCTCGCAAACTGGCGCATTTTATCCTGCTTCGAATCCAAGTGGATACGTTCGTAATACGCAAACCGGAGCTTTTTACGCGTCTTCAAATCCAAGCGGGTATATTGGATCGACTGTTTTAAGTAATTATATAACAACTACTGGAAACCATACAATTAATGGTACATTAACTTTTACGGACCCGCCATTAGAAACAAAAGCTACGCCATCTATTTCTGCTGGAACTTTAACATTAAATTTAGCAAATGCTTCTTTCTTTTATGTTAGTTTAAATGCTGCTATAACTACAATGACGCTTCAAAATGTGCCAGCTTCTCCTGCAGTAGTTTCTTTTACTTTGCAATTTGTTGCAGATGGGACGGCAAGGGCAGTAACGTGGCCCGCTGGAACAAGATGGGCGGGAGGAACCAATCCAACGATGACATCTACATTGAATAAAGTTGATACATTTGTCTTTACGACTCATGACGGTGGAGCAAACTGGTTTGCATTTGTAAGTAGTCAAAATCAATAATTATTATGAAAAGATTCGCACTTGTAGAAAATAATGAGGTGAAACAGATAGGCGGTTTACCGACAAATTGGGGCAATATTTCTAATTTTTATTTATTGAATACAGAAGATGAGATAGAGATGTCAATAATAAAACAAAACGGTTGGCTTCCAGTGGAAACGATTTCTGAAAATAAAGAAATTCAAGAAAATACTGAATATATTATTGAGGAAAATGTTGTGAAAGAAATTATAACAACAAGAGACAAAACGCAAGAAGAAATTGATAGAGAAAATCAATCTACCATTGAGGCAAAATGGCATTCTATTAGAATTAAAAGAAACAATCTATTAAAAGAATCAGATATTGAAATTATGCCAGACAAATGGGAAAATATGGATTTGTCAGTTAAGGCTTCGTGGTCACTATATAGATTACAATTAAGGGATATACCTCAGACGTTTTCTAATCCAGATGAAATAATTTGGCCTATTAAACCATGAGCTTCACATCAAAAAAACTATTATTATCAACAAAACAGCAAAGCACACAAAGTGGCTCATTAGGATGGACTGCTGCTACTATGCCTAGCGTTGCCAATTGGCGGTCGGTTGCGTATGGCGAAGGACGATTTGTTGCTATTTCAATTACTAGTTCAAATAAAGCAGCATATAGTGATGATGGGATTACTTGGATCAATGCTACCATGCCTAGCGTTGCCAATTGGCAGTCAGTCACCTACGGAGAAGGACGATTTGTTGCTATTAGCTCTGGTTCAAATATAGTAGCATATAGTGATGACGGTATAACATGGACTGCTGCTACTATGTTCAGTAGTGGCGATTTTGGATCAATAACATACGGAAGAGGAAGATTTGTTGCTGTTGTTTATAGTTTTACCGCAACTTCAAATAAAGCAACATATAGTGATGATGGTGTGACGTGGATCGATGTTACCTTACCTAGCACTGGGAGTTGGAAGAGTGTAACATACGGCGAAGGGAGATTTGTTGCTGTTCGTGATTTTTCAAATAAAGCAGCATATAGTGATGATGGGATTACGTGGATCGATACTACTCTACCTAGCAACAGTGATTGGGAATCAGTAACCTACGGAGAAGGAAGATTTGTTGCTATTGCCTCTGGCTCAAATAAAGCAGCATATAGTGATGATGGGATTACTTGGATCAATGCTACCATGCCTAGTGTTCTCAGTTGGGACTCAGTCACCTACGGAGAAGGACGATTTGTTGCTATTGCCTCTGGTTCAGCTTCAGCAGCATATAGTGATGATGGTATAACATGGACTGCTGCAACTTTACCAAGCAATATTAGTTGGAGATCTGTTACATATGGAGAAGGAAGATTTGTTGCTGTTGGCGGGATTAATTCAAATACCGCAGCATATACAAATCTATCTACATTTCCAACTACTTGGACTGCTGCTACTATGCCTATTAGTCATAATTGGAATTCAGTAACATACGGAGAAGGGCGATTTGTTGCTGTTGCTTATGTCGGTACATCAGCAGCATATAGTGATGATGGTGTAACATGGACCTCTTCTACTTTACCTAGTTTTGCCAATTGGGTTTCAGTAACATACGGAGAAGGGCGATTTGTTGCTGTTGCCACTGGTTCAACTTCAGCATCATATAGTAATGATGGGATTACTTGGACTTCTATGACTATGCCTAGCAACGCCTCTTGGCAATCAGTAACATACGGAGAAGGGCGATTTGTTGCTGTTGCCACTGGTTCAACTTCAGCAGCATATAGCGACGATGGAATAACATGGACCGCTGCTGTTCTACCAAGTAGTTCTAACTGGGAATCGGTCACGTATGGAAAGGGAAGATTCGTTGCTGTTGCTGCTCAGACAACTTCAGCAGCATATAGTGACGATGGAATAACATGGGCTGCTTCTACTTTGCCAAGTAGTAGTCCAGTTTGGTATTCAGTCACGTACGGAAAAGGAAGATTTGTTGTTGTTGCTGGAGGCGCTGGTTCAACTTCAGCAGCATATAGTGACGATGGAATTACTTGGACTTCTGTTACTCTACCTATAGGTAGATCTTGGATTTCAGTAACCTACGGAGAAGGGCGATTTGTTGCTGTTGCCACTGGTTCAACTTCAGCACTACATAGTGACGATGGCATTACATGGACTTCTACTAATATATCCAACAGCAGCTATTGGAGTGCGGTTGCCTACGGAGAAGGGCGATTTGTTGCTACTGCTGGTGCACAAGCAGCAGCATTTATGACACCAATTAAAAATTAACTAGTAAAAAAATAAATTCATTTTTATTATTTACTTGAATAAGTGTGTAATAATTAATATGAATAAATATTTTTTATTTTCATTATTTCTATTACTTCCAGCTTGTACAGTTTATACTGAAAAGCAATCCCAAGCCTTATCTAGGTCTGTCTATGCAACAAGAGACTCATTTGAAAAGGCAAGAATTGATTTAGCAACTTCATATGCGTCTGAAGCGGCGCGAATTGTTAAGCCTCCTAAAAATAAAATCGAAATTAAGCCTATATATAAAACAGTAACTGTTCCAGTAGTCGCAAGTTCCGCAAAGCCTAAAACTCCAATTTCTATTAATAAGCAACGTGTTCTTGTTATTCCTGATGAATATAAAAATGATACTGTTGTAGTAGTTAATTCAGAGGAATACCAACAATTGTTAAAAGATAAAGAAATTTTTGAGCAATTAAAAAAAGATCATGAGCAAGCTTTAAAATTTAAAAGCGAAGTAGATGAGGAATTAGCGCGCCAAGAGGCAAATGCAAATAAAATGGTTCAAGATCTTAACAGAATGCAGAAACAATTAGTTGAAAAAGATTTGGCAATCTTAAAAAGAAATATTATTATAGTTATATTGCTGTTGACAATCGGCGGCGCGACTTATCTTAGAATAAAAGGAATACTTTAATATGAAATCTAAAACTAATATGGAATTATTTATTGAAAAAATCAATAATTTAACGGCTAAATATCCAGCTCAATGTCTTTTTGGATTGGGTTTTGTTTTTGGTTTTATAATTGGGTCTATTTTTTAATTTTTTAATGTATTTAATATAAAATAAAAATACATTTTATAAAAAAAATATGCTGGCTTTTTCAATTATTCATTCAGAAATGGTTCCCGTTTTAGTAGCTTTTTTAACTGGCATAGTGGGTCCAATAGTTCTTTTATATTTTAAACATGCGCTGAGTGCAAAAAAAGAAAAAGATAGAACTAAAAGGCGCGACGATTTTAATATAACAATTAATGTTCAGCAAAAAATTAATTCTACGTTAAATTTATTGCAGAGTAAATATGACCTTGATAGAGTTTGGATTGCTCAGTTTCATAATGGAGGGAATTTTTATCCTGGAAATAAAAGCATGAAAAAAATGTCTGCTACTTTTGAGTCAACAAAGCCCGGAGTATCTACTGACCTAATGAAGCTACAAAATTTACCAATATCATTTTTTAGCAATGTTTTAACTGAAATGAATGAAAGTCATTCTGGGGTTATTGTAGAGACAGATGGGGTACATGAAAATGCATTCAAGGATTTTTGGCTACACAGAGGCGTTCATAGATCGTATATGTTTCCAATTATCTGTTTAGAGGGAGATTTTATTGCCATACTCGGAATTGATTTTAATAATCTTAACGGTAGGCTATCAGATGAATTGTATAAAGAATTAGAAAATGAAGCAAAACTCTTAGCTGGCTATGTAGCAATTGTATCTATAGAAAAACACAATTAAATTGTATGATTCAAGCTATTAAAAATACGGCAATTTCATTGGTTTCTTATTTAAGCGGACATATGGTTCCGCCAAATACTCCTATTGAAGATGTAGAAAGAATGAGGGCTATAAATCATATGGCTTCTAGCAAATTCTATATTGTTTTTACTTCGGTTTTGATTCTTGCGTTTTTTTATTTTGCCAGTTTAGGCATTATGTTCTTTATTCCACAAAATGCAGAGTTCATTTCTGGATTTGTAACTATTTTTTCCAAGACAATTGAGATATTAGCAATTATAATTGGGTCTTATGTTGGTGCGCAAGCTGTAGTTGATTTGAAATATGGAAGTAGTTCAAGAGCTTCAATAGAGAGCGCAAATGAAACAATTAATTCTGTTACAGTTATTCAAACTAATGTGAAAGATGATGATTATGAACTCGTTTAAACCATCACAAAAAACATTAGAACTCTTATTGAAGTATGAAGTTGGTGGTGGAAAAGACTATTATGAAAAATATCTTTCTAAATTTACATGGCCCGGTGGAGCATCTGGTCCAACTATCGGAATTGGTATAGATTGCGCTTATTATACAGAAAATGAATTAGCTGATATTTTTAATTTTCTTAAGAAAGAAGAAGTTGAAATAATAAAAGCGGCAGTAGGAAAAACTTCTGAAAAAGGCAGAGAGCATACAAAAAAATTAAGAGCTGCTGGAATTAACGTTAATTGGGAAAAGGCTCTTGAGATTTTTCAAAAAATTACATGGGCTAAGTTTACAAAATTAGCAGAAAAAACATTTCCAGGATTGTCCGACTTATGTCCTGATGCTTATGGAGCTATAGTGTCTTTAGTTTTTAACAGAGGAACTAGCTTAGTTGGTGAAAAAAGACTAGAAATGAGAAATATAAAAGTTCTTGTACCAAAAAAAGATTATAAAAAAATTGCAGAAGAACTTCGCCATATGAAAAGAATATGGAAAGGTAAAAATCTTGATGGACTTATTGAAAGACGCGAAGCAGAAGCTCGCTTAATAGAGTCTTGTATTTAGTATATAAAATTATTTGTGACATTTTTTATATAATTGTGTAAATTTGAATTACAATAAAAATAATTTGTTTTTATATCATGCCTAAATTTGAAAATTCTTATATCTGGGTTAGCGATTTAATCGCGGAAGAATACAGACCATCAGCAAAGATATTATTTCCGTTTCAAACAATATTCGCTTCTGAACCGGTTAAGATTTTTTTACCACAGGAAAAGGATATAAACATCGCTAAGGCTGGAATAGATTCTTTAAAACCTTTCTTAGATTCTTCTATAGATTTAGAAAAAAATTATGATTTGATCGGCGTTGCATTTAATGCTTTTGTTGTAAATAGAGCAAATAAAAATGGTCAAGTTATTTCTACTGATGTGGCTTTATCATCTGTTGAAAACTTTAAGTTTAAACCGATGAATATTGAGCATAAAAGAAAAAACGTGGCTGGATTGATCACTGGTTATGGATTTAGCGAATATGGAAGTGACAAGCCTTTGACTTTAGAAGAAGTCAAGGATAAAAAAGATCCATTTAATGTTGTATTAAGTGGATTTGTTTGGAGAGTTGTGAATGAAGAGTTCGCGGACAAATTAGAGGCATCTTCTGATCCTTCTTCGGAATCTTATTTAACTATTTCAACTAGCTGGGAAATGGGCTTTAAGAATTTTAATATTGCAAAGGGCTCTCTTAACTTATCAGAAGCTTCTATTATTTCAGATGATTCTATTGTTTCTGAAATAAAAAATAAATTGATGCATTTTGGAGGAAATGGTCTTGACGATGATGGTCAGCCTCTTTATATTAATTTAATAGGTGAAGTTTTACCATTAGGAATAGGCTTTACAAATAATCCAGCTGCTGATGTTAAAGGCGTTAAAGTTTTTGGATCGGAAGATCTGGAAGAAGAAAATGAAAAAGAAGAGGAGTCTTCTTCTATAAAAGAAGAGGTAGAAAGTTCCCAATTAGAAGAAAAACTTGTAGAAACAAATATAATTTCAAATAAATTAGATACAGATAGTTTAGCTGCTGCTTCTGACTCTTTTGAAAAACAAAAAAATAAAAAGGAAAATAATAAAATGCTTATAAAGTCAATCCAAGATTTAACTGATGACTCTTTGAAACAGATTTGCGCTACTGATATTCGCGCATTGTTCGAAGAGGAAATTAAAAAAGCTGGAGAAAAATTTGCCGAGGCTCAAGAAGCTAAAGATAAACTTGTTGCCGATGCAGAGAAAACAAAAGCTGAACTCGAAGCTCAACTTGAAGAGTTAAAGCAAACTGGCGAGCAATTGAAAGCTGAACTTGAAAAAATTAAGATCGAGGCAGAAGCTCGTGAAAAAGAAGAGTTATTTCAGAACAGAATGACAACTCTTGATGAGGAGTTTTCTTTGGATGACGAAGAGCGCGAAGTTATCGGAGAGCAAATTAAAAACTTAGACCAAGAATCTTTTGAAAAATGGTATAAAGCTTTTAACGTTTTTGCTAAAGGTAAAAACAAAAAAATGATGATGGAGAAAAAAATGGCTGAGGATGAGAAAATGAAAGAAAAAAGCCAAGCTTCTGAATCAGAAAAAGAATCTACTGAGGCAGTTGCTTCAGAGCAAGAAAATAAAGAGCAAGAAGTCGCTAATATACTTGAAAAAGTTGAAGCTGAGGAAGTTGCTCTTCCAAATGGTGCAGTTGCCGAGGATTCGCTTAGGCAGAAATTTGCTAAAGCTTTCAACAGTAACACTATCAAAGTAGAAAACAAATAACAATAAACAAAACTTAACAAATAAATAAATAAAAATATGGCTACAATTAGACCTTTTAGAGATTATGATGAGCATGAGGTTGTTAACCTTTTTGCTCTCCAGGGTGAAGGTAATAAGGGCACTTTCGTTACCGCTGTCGGTAGTGGATTTGACCTTTCTGCTCAATCCGCTTTCAGTAATGACAGTTTCATCAATGGAAC